TTGGAACCTTGATTTTTAATTGAAGATAATAAACCTACCGTCCAAGGAATGGGACGAACTAACCCTAGATGATTTTGGGGGCAAGAGGACGGGTAAATCTGTCTGTGTTGTAAGATACGGTGGAATGGGAGATATGATTCAAGTATCTTCCCTGTTTCCTTTGTTCAAGAAAGAAGGTTACCGTGTCTGTGTAAATGTTAGTGAGAGGGGAAAGGAAATATTAGAGAGCGATCCTAATGTTGATGAACTCCTAGTTCAAAAGACAGATCAGGTTCCTAATGACAGACTTACTCCGTATTGGGATAATTTATCTCAGTGCTTTGATAAATTTGTCCAACTTTCTGAATCAATCGAAGGCTCTCTTTTATTAACACCTCGGCGTGAGGAAGAAATTCGTGGAGAGCGAGTTTTGGTGGAAAGCAGTAAAGATTATAATCTTTCAAAAGAAGAGATTCACGAAAAATGTAATGTAAATTATATGGAAAGGACTCATGATCTTGCGGATCTTCCTTACAAGTTTCTTCCTAGATTTTATCCCACCGATGAAGAGAAGCGGAGATGCAGAAGAAAGCGAAAAAAAATTAAATCAAAGAATGTGATTCTTTGGGCTTTATCTGGATCATCAGTTCACAAGGTTTACCCGTGGACGGATGCTGTAATTTCTAGAGTTTTGATGGACAAAAAAGATGTATCTTTTGTAACTGTAGGTGATGAACTTTGTGAATTATTGGAAGTTGGATGGGAAAAAGAGAAAAGGGTTATTACAAAATCTGGGAAATGGTCAGTTAGAGAAACGCTTGCCTTCTTGGATGTATGTGATGTAGTGGTTGGCCCTGAAACTGGTGTGTTGAATGCGGCCTCAACATTAAAGTGCCATAAGACTGTTATGCTTTCTCATTCTTCTCATGAGAACCTATCAAAGCATTGGAAAAATACTACTGCTTTAGGCCCAGAGGATTATCCTGATTACTGTTTCCCTTGTCATAAGATGCATTATGGATTTAGTACGTGTAATAGGGATAAAGAGACTGGTGGCGCAATGTGCGCTGCAAAAATTAACCCACAAAATGTAGTAGAGGATATATTGAGAAATCTTAAATGAGCACATATTTAGTTTTATGTCAAGACATGGCTAGGGATGTAGGTATCCCCGGAACAGGGCCATCTGCTGTGGATGCCACTACTCTTTCTGAAGAAGAGAATGCTGTTGTTAGGTATATAGCGCAAGCAGATCAAGATATACAGAGCAGGTGGTTTGATTGGGATTATCTTTGGTCAACCGCGACTATGACAACTATTTCTGGAACTGCTACTTTGGCCTCAACAAATACTACGACAGGTAGTTTTCCTACAGATTTGGGAAATTGGAAACTTGGTTCTGTAGTGTGGGACCCAACATCAGAGTCTTATCAGATTTTAGAGTATGAGCCGTGGAATGAATATAGGGAAAATTATAAGTATGGAACTGTGGACTCCGATATTCCGGAGGTTTTTACTTACCATCCTGATAATACATTAGATTTTTATCCAACGCCTAGTTCTTCAACTGAGGTTCAAGCGGAGTATTGGGCTATCCCTACTGTTATGACTGCGGATGGTGATATATCTGCTATACCTCCGAGGTTCCATAAGATAATTATAGCAAGGGCCAAGATGTATTATGCGGAGAATGAAGATGCCCCGGAAATTATGGCTGGTTCGCTAGCGGAGTTTGAAGACTTATTGGATAAACTAGAGGCTGATCAACTTCCATCACAGAAAAATAGAAGATTTTCTTCTGCTCAAAATGCATTCAATTTTGTAGTTAGACCCGAATGAGTAAGTTAAGAAAAAGAGATATACAGCCTAGTAGGCTGCAATCTACTTATTTTCCATTCGAAGGCGGCGTGAATATGGTCGATCCTTCTTTGGCATTAAAACCGGGCGAATTGGTCGCCGCTAATAATTTTGAAATTGATATTCGCGGTCGATATAGAAGAATAGATGGATATGAAAGATTTGATGGTCAAACTCTTCCTTCTGAGATTGTCTTCTATAGGATTCCTTTTACTACCGGGACTGCTAGAGATTCTGTGTTTAGCATGGCGTTTGGAACGGCATTTGATATGCAAATCCCATCAATAGGAGATTTAGTTAAAGGTGCTACCAGCGGTGCTATAGGTTCTGTATTAAATGTTAGTGTAGAAGATGTAACTGGAGATGGAGAGGCCGGTGCTTTTTCTATTACCAGAGAATTTGATAGTGCTTTTAAAAGGTCTGAATTTGGAAGAGTGGAAAAAGGAGATGCTGAAGGTTATGTGTATTTTGTGATAAGAACTGGAACTCTTCAGGATGGGGAAACACTATATTTTTTAAACAAGAACAGCGCTTTTGGAAGCGCATTTAATGTGGAGTATAAATAATGGGTAACGCAACACCAACAGCATTAAGAAAAACTAGGGCAGTTTTAACTGGCACCAGTTTTGCTGATAACACGACAGGCGCTATTACTGCCCAACTGGTCAGACAGTTTACAGAGTCTGGAATGGGTGGTTTTGCGACAATATATTCACCAGCGGGGACACCGGCAAGTCAGGCGGTAGCGTCAGGAGCAACAGCAACTATAGATTGGAATGCTGATTCTGTGGGTGCTGACGGACCAGATGACACTGGAAGTGTGTCGTCAACTACCGTAGGGGCTGATGCAGACTTTGCAAACGACAGAATAAGGATATACGATAAAGGGTTCTTTATGGTCAATCTTGGTATAAGTTTTGTCCAGACTGGAACTGATACTGTGATATGGACATTCAGAATTGGTCATAATATAGATGGCGCTGGCGTAACTTATCCGGGTTATGATTGCGCGGTTCAAAAAGTTGCCGCAACTTTAGATAACATGGCATCTGCTTCTGGAATAATTGATACTACTGGTCATACCACTTATACAGATGTGGTAGCACAAGTTAAGAATGGACATGGAAGTAGTTCAGAAAACTTCCAAATGCATTACGGACAGTTATCAATTTTTAGGGTTGGATAATGGGGCTTCAAGCCACCGCTCTTGCCTATGGCCCCCCTGTATTAAGGGATAAATACAGTGGTTCTACTATTGTCGCCGAAGCAATAACAGCAATAGAAGACCAGAGAAGTATTATTGAAGTTGTCCCCGGAGAAGGAAATGTAAATGGGGTATGGGTCTTTAATGGTACTGTGTATGCGTTTCGCAATAAGTCTGGTGGGGCTACTGCGGGTATGCATAAGGCTACCACTACTGGGTGGACGGAGGTAGATTTAGGAACGGCATTAAAATTCGATGGAACTACGGCTGATGGTGAACCAGTTCCCGGTGATAGCGGTACAGCCACTACTATAGTTGGTGCAACCAGTGGTGCTCAGGGAGATTTGGCTGGAATTTCTTATCACGGAGAATGGACTACTGGCGCTGCAGGAGCGATGGTCCTTACCAGTATTACTGGAACCTTCGAAGATAATGAAAATCTTACTATGTCTTTGTTGGCATATGATTCTGGCTCTCTAGAAATATCAGATGGGGATAGCATTGTAGGTGGCACTTCCGGAGTGACCGCAACAGTCACAAGCGTTACTATATCTACTGGAACTATTGCAGCAGGTGATGCTGAAGGTTACATATCTGTAAAGAATAATAGTGGAACGTGGACAGATGGAGAGGCTATAAATATTAATGGCGTTGACCATGCATCTGTTAATGGAAGTAGCCAGCCTAGTAGCGTGGTAGTTGCAGTCGCTGATGGTACTCAATACGAACAAACACTGCAACCCGGTGGGACTTACGAGTTTACTAATTATAATTTCCGAGGAGAGAGCACTGGTATAAGTATGTACGGTGTTAATACCGTAGATAATGGATTCTCATATGATGGTACTACATTTATAAAAATGTACGTGGGCATGGATACTGATACTCCACAACATATTGCTGCCCATCAGAAACATCTATTCTTCTCCTATCCAAATGGTTCTATTCAGCACTCAAGTATTGTGGCTCCAAATAAGTGGAGCGTAATAGGCGGGGCTGCGGAACTTGGCATTGGTGATAATGTGAGCGGGTTCTCTACAGAAGTTAATAATGTGATGTCAATCTTTACTAGAAATAATGCATTCATGTTATATGGAACTTCTGCTGCAGATTGGGAATTAAGACAATTCCATCAGGGAGCAGGAGCAATTCCATATACTTTGCAGAAGATGGATCAAACATTCTTTCTGGATGACAGAGGTATAACTTCAATTTTTACTGTCCAATATTTTGGAGACTTTCAGTCTGCAGTTGCTTCAGATAAGATCGATCCTTATATTCAATCAAAGAAAGAGAATGCAATAGCCTCTTTAAGGGTGCGTGGAAAGAATCAGTATAGGTTGTTCTTTAATGATAAAACTGGGGTAGAGATGACCTTTATTAATAAAAAGAATCAGGGTCTAATGCCATTTACTTTGGAGCACCAGATTGTTTGTGCAATATCAGAAGAAGATTCCAGTGGATTTGAAGTTTTGTATGCCGGTTTTGATGATGGGTATGTAAGAAGGATGGACTCAGGAACTAATTTTGATGGATCTGAAGTGTCCTCTTTTGTAAGGAGCACTTATTATCATTATGATTCTCCGGGGTCTAGAAAACGCTTTAGAGAACTTGGATTAGAAATCAACGCGGATACTTCCACTACTTTAACTATTACTCCTACTTATGATTTTGGAGGAACTTTTAGCCCTAAGACTTCACCAATATCCAGCGAGTATTCAGTAGATGTCACTGCAGATGCATGGAATCAGAATGATATA